TTGTGGCTGCCGTCATGATTTACACCACGAACTAATAATCTGCCTTTATACGGCAGCACACTTGTATAAAATTTCACTAGATTTGTGTATTATTAAAATGTCTATTTAATGCACTAAGTTTAGATTCAGCTGCTTCGATAGCAGAAACTAGTTTATCCATTTCTTCTAAATGTTGTGGGTGTTCACCTATACCCACCGCATTATCAAAATAAACTAACAGAGTAGCATATGCTGCTGCTATATCTGCTTCATATTTTTTAGTTAATGCTTTGAATAAAGCATTTTCTGTTTGATGATTTTTTGCCATTGTTCACTCCTAACATTGATATTATAACACATAAAAATAAGTTTGTAAAGCGTTTAGTCCAAACTATATTTTGTAGTGACCACATATTTTCTATCTGGATTTACCATTACATTTACTTTGCTCATAAACTCACGATCAAATAAAATTGGTGTTCTATCTTCTCGATCATCTAAAGTAAATTCTGTTTCATAGATACTACCTAAAAATTCTACATTTAATTTTATAACATATCTAGTTTCTTCATAATCTCTTAAACCGCCTACTGATATTTCTTCAGTTCTTATAATATCAGATGTTATTGTTTTGTCAAGCAAAGACCATGTAACCTTTTTACCTTTTACATCCATTTTATCAGCATGAATAACTGACATACCAGAATTACCTGTATCAAACTTAGCGATGATTTCGCCAAATGGTTTGATAGTTACGATCTCTTTATAACCACACTCGCCAGGTACTTTGACCCAATTCTTTTTATCAGCAAAAAACTCTAATATCTCTTTACTAATATTACGACCAGTTGCTTCTTCCATACCCTCTGTGCCAGGTGATGAATTTACTTCAATAATAAATGGTGGTTCTTTTGTTCTATTTTTACTAGGTATAAAATCAACAGCAGTCCATAAACCATTTACTGCTTTTGCAGCCTTTAAACTTTCTTCTATTTCTAATTCTGTTAGTTCTAGTTTTTGTGGTTTAGAACCTTGTGATACATTTGATCTAAAGTCGCCTTCAATTACAGGTCGTTTCATTGTAGATAAAACTTTACCACCTAATACTAAAACTCTAGCGTCATAATCTGTTTTAATATACTCTTGTAAAAGTAAATCTGCATCCTCGTCTTGTTTATGTATCAACTGAACAATACTATCTAATGCCTTTGCTGATTCTACAAATAAAACACCTACACCTTTTGATCCTCTTAGTGTTTTAAGTATGATAGGGTATTGTGTATTTAAGTTTTCAAATGCCTGTTCAGAGTTCTCAGGATCATTTACTAAATGTGTTACTGGTTGTTTGACACCATAATCTGCAAGTCTTAATGATGTTCTATATTTGTCAGCACAAACACTAATTGTTTCTCTACTATTTACAACACAGACACTATGTTTTTCTAATAGTGATACTATATCCATCCAACTATCTTTTCTAGTTACAGAACCACGAATGATTGCTACTGTGTCTGCACCTGATACTTCAAAACCTTTTTCATCATCTTTATTATGAAGTCTTAGAGTGCCATCTGGACTAGTTGTATAACCACCTGTTAGTTTATATAGGTAATATTTCCAACCTAACTTTTCTGCTTCTTCTCTTAGTCTATCTGCTGTGTGAAATGTTTTTGCCTTTTCTGGCTCATCTGTGATTACAAGTAATTTGTATTTACCATTCTCTGGTGCTTCAGAAATAAAGTCTCTAAACTTCGGTGCCTTCATCTTCTACTTTTTTACCTATGTTATATTTTGCTTGTAGATCCCATTCACCTTTTTCTTTGAATGATAAAACTTTAATTTGTGATAACGGTGCTTTATTTTCAGCAACTGAAGTATTAATTATAGCAATCAATCCCCAATCACCTAATAGTTGAGCAATCGTATTTCTTCTTTCAATATCATTGTCAGTTAAGTTTGCTTCTTTACCATCTAATGCAAATAGTTCTTTGAAATGCACTATGAAATATCTACCTTGTTTATGTAGAATATGACATGATTGAAATAATTTTTTATCTTTTCTAGAGGCAACACCAATTCTAGTTAGTGTTTCACGAACCTTCAAAAAGTCATCTGGTTCTTTTAATTGAACTTCCAACATTTTTTCTGGATGCCAATTATTATCTAATTCGTTCATTTTGTCCCACCTTTATATAATTTTTCCTTGATGATTTTTATCTCATCTTTGGTGAGTATATCAAGAGCGGCTTTTGCTTTATCATTACTATAACCATAATACTCTTTTACACACTCAATTTCTTTTAGTTTACTCGCCCTTAAAAACGGACTATACCGTTTCTTAGTTCTAATACTATTTAGTAGAAATTGAAATTGCATATCTTTGTCTAAGAAATGATTTCGATTCATCTCGTTGACAAACATTATGGTGTCTGAAAAAGCAGACAATAATTTATTTACGATAAATGCAGGATACTTTTTCTGCCATAACTCATCTTCAGATTTCATCAAATCTTTTTTAGTAAAGTTGATGGCGTTTAGATATTCTTTTAGTTCGTAACTCATTTGAATTTAACCTGGGACATAAGTTCAGTTAGACAAGCCACCAAGTTAATTTCTTGATCTGCTACAAAAGCAGATTTATACTGATAGTCAGCAATAATTAAAACAGCATGAGGTATGGTTTCTGGTTGTAAACTGTCATACATACTATCATAAATTTTACGAAAGATTTTAACTGGATCATTATCAAGATTATTGACAACCCATTTTCTCATATCACCAAACTCTTTACCTTTGAGATGTGATACTAAAGTTTTTAGATTCTCATCAGATACATTTACAAGAATACCAGCGTCTATTGTACCACTTACTGAATATCTTTGTAACTCATTTATCAGTTTTCTAAAATCAGGAAAATGTTTCTTAATTAATTCTGCAAGAACTTTATCTTCATAATCTACATTTTGCTCTTTGAGAATATGAACAGATCGCTCAAATAATTTACTTGCAAGTTTAGGTTTATCTTTAGGATTAATTCTAAATTCTATGTTAGAAAATCTACTATGTAAAGGTTCTATGATTCTATTCTTAAAATTACAAGTAAGAATAAATCTACAATTTGCATGAAACTCCTCAATGAAGCCTCTCAATGCAGGTTGAGTAGATTGTGGATTTAAATAATCTGCCTCGTCTAAGATTACAACTTTTTTACCACCTGATAGTGATACAGTAGAAGCAAAGTTTTTAATCTTGTTTCTTAATACATCAATACCACCTTCTTCAGAACCATTTATCATGATCCAATCACAGTTCAATTCTTCACATAATGCTTTTGCAACTGTGGTCTTACCAATACCTGGCGTGCCTGAAAATAATAGATTAGATAGTTCGCCCTTCTTGATAAAGGACTTGAATAATGTTTTTAGTGATGTTGGTAATATACAATCATCAATAGTCTTAGGTCTATATTCTTCGACCCATAAAAAGTCTGTGTTCATATTTCACTCCGTTCATTATATAATTTAAATTACTTATTGATTGTGCTGTCTGGCTCAAGAGCGATCCAGTATTCAATAGGTAGTTTCTTGTTTTTGAAATGAGATATGGACTTTGATGATACTGAAACATCATAATCACCAGATATCATTTTTAAATTTTCTACTTTAAAATAGAAAGTATAATCTGCTGTGGCACCTTCGCCTACAACGATATCAAAGTTATTAGATGTATCATTCTTTTTATCACATACTTTTAATACGATATCACCGCCTTTTGTTCCTACTAACGCAAGATCAGGTGTTTTCAAAATCGCAGCCATCTTTTTTAGTTCACTAAGATGTGATTCTGATAAACTAAAAGTAACTTCTGCTTCTGGCATATTTACTTCTTTAGTTGGCGATACTAGAACTGACGGATCAGAATAAAAGTATTTTGCTTTTGACTTACTGCCTTCAGCAGATATAGTCATAAACTTATCTTGTAAAGATAGTTCTGGTTTATTTAAACTTGATACTACTGCAAGAAACTCATTGAGATCATAGATACCAAACTCTGTATCAAATGATTCATCTATACTTGCCTTA